ACTCTGGGATGGGCTTCTTTCTAGGGAATAGCTCTTCGACTATCTTTCCTTTACCCAACCACACCTCACTCTTTGACTTAGGGGTTATCATAACAATACCCCTAACAGCTCTCCCTTGAAACTTCTTGTTTCTTATCTTATACTTCAACCCGACCCTGGAATGGAGGAGCTTCCACTTCTCTATCTTACTAACAACCTCGTGGACAAAGTCAAAATCTGGAGGTTTTACAAAGTAGTTGCATTCTGTGCCTTTGACGATTTCTGACCACTTTTTCTCGAACCCTGTTTTTGTATAGTCTTGTCCCAGGACTCGAACGACTTGTCTGCCCATAATACATAGTTTATTAGTTTTGTGGAATAGCTTTTAATATCCTCAATGTTTTTAAGGTGGGGGTTTTTCCTTAGTAGGGTGGATACAGATCTTTTCTTAACTAAGTAATCAATTAAAAATGTCTCGTCTTGAGACTCTAGGTCCGTGATCCTAAATAACAGCTCATTGTGGTTTGTTAGAAGGTCCCCAAAGTTTGTCTCTGTATTCTCAGAGGATTCCATTATACAGTTTTGCTCTGTAACAGGATTAAAACTCATAGTAAACGCAGTGCGAACCGTATCGACTTTCTTCACTGGAATCTTTAGATCATCGGCTATCTCTTGATTGGTGATGTTTGGGTTTTTAATCAAATACTTTCTGATCTTCAGATATAAGTCTGAATAAGAGCGAGGCATCTTTACCAACCTAGAGCTATCCCTGAGATAGTTAAGCATGTGAAATTGCAAACATCTATTAACCCAAGTAGAAAAGTTTGCCCCTTTGCTTTGATCCCAGGTATCATAGATACGTACAATGTATTCTAAGGCAGCATCTCTAAGCTCCTCAAATGGCAGCCCTGTGAAATTAGAGATCTTCCTAGCGACCTGGTCAGCTTTCCACATCTGAGAGATAATGTGCTCATCGCGTTTATCTCTGGCCCTCTTAGACCTGATTCTCTTCTGTGCTACCTCTGTCATTTCTCGATGGATCCTATGATAAAATCTTTTAGCTGTCCAACTGCAAGCATTCCTTCGGTGCTTAAGCCAAGGAGACCTCCGTCTTCGTTGAATACTGCAAAATTGGGAGTGCCGTCGCATTCGATCTTATCGCAAAATTCCCAGTCATCGGCAGATACATCCCACTCGCCAAAACCTATGGAGTGGTGGGGGTACTCTTCCGCGAGTTCGTTCGCAGACTTTGTCCAAATGGGCTTCATAGCCTCGCAAGCGGCACAGCTTGGTTGCTTAAAAAAGACCACTCTATACTTAAATTTTTGTTTTTCTGTCATTGATATTAATAAATAAGAATAAAACGCGTGCGCTCGTAGTTTTATCCTACAAAACTAAGAACTACGTAAATTATACCACGTACTAAAGATAACGCACACCGCCCGCGTTTCGCACGTTTCTCTTATCACCTAGTAAGTTACTAAGCGAAGATGATTTCCTATAAGACGGATCGTAGGTTAACTTGGGCAGGGAGGATCTTATGCCACCAGATGTCATGGTGCCACCCATTAACTCGTCTCTATACACCGTTATCCCATATACAAAAGCATCTACGAAGTCATCGTTTTTAATGAAAGGAAAAGACGTAAGTTCATTTAGCCTATCCTGAAGGTTGGGGATGTTTTCGTAGATGCTGACGCATCCATCTTCCACTAGAGGAGCAACAGAGTTTGCTCTCAGTACTTTATCTTTAGACGGTACGAGTTCCTTGATTTGTATAGTAAGCGTTGACTTTAAAGTCTGGATAAGAGGCACTCCACTAGCTCTACCCTCTATATATACACATCTGATTTTCCATTGCTTAACAATTTTAGGTATGAGCTTTTGAAGATCTGGGAACTCCATCCTTTCCATGACCACGTGCAAGAGCCTTAGCCCTTTACTTTTATCTAATCCCCAGACACAGATCGCAGTGAAGTCGTTCATACTCTCGGCCTTATAAGCCGTGTCTATGGTGGCATAGATATAAGAATACTTTACTTGTTTGTCATAGGTCTCCAGCCAATGCTCTTTAAATATTGCGCCGGCGTCACCAGCGGGTTGTCCTTGGTACAGTGAGTTGAAATCTCTCTCACCGATTGACTTCTTGATTGCCTGAAGATTCTCTATAGGAAAAAACTCAGGCCAATGAGACTCACCTAGTTCCCTACCTAACGAGTCGTTCTCTTCATCGACACAAATTGCCGGGACATTAAGCTCTTTCCAATTAGCCCTATCAGCACTAAGCAGTCTTCCAATCACGTCATCGCAATGAAACCTCGTGCCCATGGAGATAATGGCATGGTTGGGTAGACCACGAGTCAAGAACTGGGCCTGGACCCAACTAAACGTGCTTTCCATAACAGTTAACGAGTTACCATCTGCCAGAAGGTCATCAAGGAGCCCAACACCCGGTAGGTCCTGATCGTCAATGACTCCGTAGCCAAATCCAGTAACACTAGATCCGGCAGATGCAACCTTAATTAACCCGCCATTCTCTGTCCTAAGAGCAGTGAGGTTACACTTCTCTTTGTTGATCTCGCACTCTGGGAATATCCAAGAGAACTTCTCAGAGGTTATGTAATCCATCACCGCTCTAGAGTTTTCTGTAGACAGACCTAGAGCGTATGAGCTCATGATAAACTGAGCAGTAGGACTTCGCCCTATCTGCCATGCCGGAAAGATCCGGCTAATAAGCATAGACTTACCCGTCCTTGGAGGTAAGGAGATTGCGCTATACTTGTAGTCTTTATTACCGTCTCCAATGTTCTGTAGATAAGAACATATTAGCTCATGAACGGGATAAGATTTAAATTGAAGATCTGTAATCACCTTAGCAAAAGTAACGAAGTCTGTCCTGCACTTCAGTCTTAAAAGCTCTTCTTTGTCTGTCGCCGACAAGGAAGAACCTCTCTTTTGCATATCAGCTACAATCTCCCTCTCCTCTTTTAGCTCTTTCTTGTTCATTAGTTATTTGTTTTAGTAGTGTATCGAAGTCACCAGAGTTTAATTGATCAGCAGATAAAGATCTAATATTGGAAGAATTAGAGAGACTAAAGTCTTTGTAGCTGTAGTTTAATGTATCTTCTTTAGGTTGGCTTGTAGATAACTTAGCAGATAGAGAATCTTTTAAGACTTTAGACTCTGTATTTATAGTTTCTAAGTCTTGGAACGGAGCAGCAAGCTCAGGGTCTAATGATCCTAAAATACTTAACGCTTCTAATATATTTTTAATAAGGTTTATAAGAGCCCTTGCTTTAGATTTTTTAAAATAACCAGGTATTGAAGCAGGGTTTGCCATCGTTGCTATGAGTGCTGGTGTAGGAGCGACAACAGCATCCCCGCCCTTCTTAACAGAGTTAAGTTGTTTTATCATCCGATAAAGATCTTTAATTGCCAAAGATTGCTCTATGTCATCAGTTGACATCTTGCCAAGTAATCCTCCATCCTTATCGGCAATTAGATTATTCATGAAGTCACTACTTCCAAGCAGGTTGAGTCTTTGGATTAACTCCATGATGCTCATATTATTATCAGCCATCTTAAAAGTCTTCTCAATGGCCTCAAACGTATATTGCATCTCGAGCTTAAGGTCGTCATCTTCTGCTCCTCCTTTAATCGCCTGTTCAAAACTACTGGCCATCTCTCCAACCCTAGGAATAGATTTGATAACACTCGTGAAGTCAAATATATTAGAAGGGATTAGCTCTTTGCCGATACCAGTAAAACTAAGACCTAAACCTTTTGCAAGACAAGTATTGTTATTATTTAGGATATTACCACCGTAAACATTTGAGTTTTTAATTGTTAAGTTACCAGCGGGGTCTAGCAATCTATTCCCATCGCTATCTACGCCATGATCAACTTTTCTGCATACAGTCTCACATGGACAACTAGGTCCTCCTCCACCGCCAAACAACCCACCTAAGGCACCAAATGCGCCGCCACCACCTAATATAGACGTCAGAGGGTTGTTACCACCTAGTAAAGCAGTTACTGCAGGGATTGCGAGCCCGGCTCCAGGGAACGCAAGGTTCAATGGACCCCCTAGTCCCGCCGCTCCTAGCAAAGACGAAGCACTAAGAGGAAGGCCACCACTTAAGAAATTCAACGAATCAAAGCCAGCAAAGTCCTGAAATATACCAGCCACCGGCCCAAAATTACCTCCGAGTAACTGATCTGTTAAGGCGCCAACATTTACCCCACCAAAGTCGAGACCTTCTGCGATACTGGTCACTGAATTAATAAGTCCTCCATTTACTGCGCCTCCTAATATAGAGGACAACATCTCCGGAGCGTTTGCTAAATCTAGTCCCTCTACATACTGGCTAACTATCTCAGCTGCTGGCCCTGTTAATTGATCTAATCCGGCTTGAACACCAAGCTCTATAGGTGCTCGTGCCCCTCCGACCAATAGTGACGTAAACTGCCCCACGTCTGCATTAGACAAACCTTTTAGCCCGTTTGTTAGAGCTTCTGATCCTGCTGCTGATAGAAGTGCAGCGGGATCTA